AAGATGTGAGTCTGATGCGTGAGTAATAGCAACATTACCTGTCATGTATACTATGGGTGAATTTACATTTGCAGTAGTAGATGCAATAACATTAGTTGTAGGCGCTGTAAATTGATTTTTTGTTGTTGAATTAAGACTCGCTAGTGTGTCCGTATTAAGAGTGAAAGTATCATCAGCTTCCATAGTAATTGCATTATTAGAACCTTGAATGTATACACTTGTATCATTCCAAAATATCTTTTCATCAACTCCCAATTCACCCGCTCCACCAGAACTTCCAATTCCTATAACAGCTAATTCAGTTGGATCTTCATTCCATACTGCAGTATTATCTCTTGAAATTCTCATTCTACCAATGAGTCTAACTGCTAATGTAGTTCTGGCAGTATCTGAATATAGTGTTCCTTGAGTACCTGCAGAACCATTCAAAATTGTTGATGAATGAAGAATACTTTCGTCAAGTTGTTGACCATTTATTATACCAAGTTCTACCGTTCCACCATTATTGATAGCATATATGTAAAGTGTGGCCTCTATATTATCTGTCATCCCTAAAGTAGCACCAGAATCTAATGTCAATGTAGTTGCTGCTGTAGCCCTACCAGCTTCTGAAGTTCCTAATATCAATCCTGCAGCTGCAGTTCCACCACCTCTTGTTCTAAATTGCCAAGTAACTCCACTAGTTGAAGTTGGAGCCGAACCCTCTCCATCTAAGAGAGTTAAGGTCATTATATTACTATTTTGAGATTGGGTTAATTGAAAATGTGAAGCATTAACATCGGAACCAGCATTTATTGGATTGGCTCCAGATGCATCAATTTGTCTGAATTGATCTATTGCATTTGAGAGGAATAAAGCATTAAAACCATTAGCAGTATTGTTACCTTCAACTACGTTTCCATCATAAGAACCAGTACCACTTGCAGAATAAGGAGAAGCCGCTTGATATTGATGACTATAAAATATTTCTTCAATTGCATCACCAGCTGCAGTATTTGTCCCAGATTGGTTGTTTATATACGTTGTATTTTGTTTTATAATTTTCATCGCCTTGGCATAGGCGTTGACTTCTTGACCTTTTGCTGTACCACCAGCATTAGCCGCTGTACCTGGCGTCAATGTAGAATAGGTTACACTATTTGCTAGGGTATCTAGTATATCTTGTGCATTTATTGCCATTTTTTCATTCCTTTAAGATGCGTCTATCTCAACCAGGCTAAGAGTTTTCAAAGCCCTTGCAAGAGCGTCTGATCCCCCACCACCCCCAGCACTAATACCTAGATTATCTGGAGTTACCTTTTTAAAAGCAGTTGCATTATCATCGTAAATTAAAAGTACATCTGTATCTGAAGCGACTTGACCAGAACCAAGAGCCGATAATCCTGTTACTGCACTTGTTTGTAAAGCAGCCGCACCAGTTGCTGCAACAACTGCAGTTCCATTAATTTGATATGTATCACCACTAACAATATTTAAACCACCTGTACCAAATGTGGCACCAGTGGTTCCAGAATACTTAATTTCTACTGTATCATCCTCAGCATCAAGTATAATGCCAGCACCCGAACCATCCGTTAAAATAGTTAGGTCACCAGTATTATTCTCAATAAAACTATGCGATCCATTATGATACATACCAAGGTCATCAGCAGCACCAACCGCTATTGAACTAGTAGCGTTTATATCTGTTCCATCAGCACCAGTATGAAAAATAGCTGACTTTAAGGTTGCTGTACCTTTTGTAAATGTTAGACTAGATACTGCATTAATATCCTGACTATCATTAAACAAGACATAAGTATCACTGCCTGGGGCATATACTTCATACTTTCCACTAGTTGCTACAAATCCTGACATATTAAATCGTTGTGTATGTACCTGTTACTGTTACCTTACTAGCCACGGACGCCAGACCCTTTATGTAGTCTGCGGCAGCAAGAATTATTCTTTCATTATTCATCACAAATGTATCCTTGGAGGCTATAGAAATATCCTTCCATATAGCATTCGTATCATCTGGCGTTCCAGACCCATTGATTAAATACAGAGTAACCGTAACCGCTGATGAATGAGTGTTACAAAGAAAAAGAGTTGTAACAGCCGAATCAGCAGATGGATCAAAAACCTCAGTTGCACCTGTACCAAGTTGTACCTGAAATAGTGCCATTATCCTCCTAGAATATTAGTCCAAAAGTTATGGCTTTTTTCTTGGATACTAATTCATCTACATTATCTGAATCTGATTGATTCTTAAAAAATACTCCAGTTCCCCCACTCCCCTTAGTCTTCTTAAAGAGAACTACTTCATCTGTTTCTGCATCTGGATTACTACCTTGATTATCCAATGCAATTCCTACTTTTGCTCGTAAAGGTTTATTACTTGCCATATCTTACTCCATTATAAAGATTAACTATCGCCTGGTACTTCTACCAGATGTGCTACACCACTATACACCAATGCATCTGTTCCAGATGGATTTGTCAATTTTAATTGAACGTGTTTATCATTAGAACCTGTTAGTGCTGTACCATCTGCATCACCCATTGCTACTGCTATTGTCTCTCCTATTTCCGTTCCAAGAGTTGCAAATTCTGTCCAATATATATCAGACCCATCTGCTGTTGGGCTTCCATCATGGTGAATCATGATCTTTTTGGTTTCATAATTTGTTGATGATTTGAGTGATATAATGATTTCACCACCCATAAAATTTGTTGCACCAGTTGGATTTGAACCATCTGCTGCTTTAAATGTAAGAACTGCTGCGGTTGCTGATGTACCAATTGTTCCAGAAAAGGCCTTGGTCATTGCTACACCGACTGAACTATTTGATGCCCCAATAAGAGTTTCATTTTGTGTTAGGGCTACAGTTCCAGTTGAACCAATTATTACTGAATCTGAATCTGTAGAAGTACCAATTGTTGCATTATCACCAATTACAAGACCACTTGTTCCACTATAAATTGCTGCTTTACTAGCAACTGCTGTTCCAGCTAATGAACCATCTAAAAGAGCTAATTCTGTAGTTGTTATTGAACTAGCTTGAATTGCTCCCGATCCATTTGTCTCTAAGGCTCTACTTGCTGTGGTTGTTCCTAATTTTGTAAGTGCAATTGCTGCAGACGCATTAACATCAGCATCAACAATAACACCCGCAGCAATTGCAGATGTTCCTGTGACATTTCCAGAACCAGTAAAAGATGCAGAAGTCCATGTAACATCTCCTGTCATTGCAATTGTTCGTCCAGTTGCAAGTGCGGTTGCTGTATCGGCATTTCCTGTCACATCACCCGTTACATCACCCGTTACATCACCTTCAAGATTTGCAACCAATGAAGCTACTGCATATCCTGTTGCACCAGTATTAACTGTAGTATCTGGTTCGGCTTGTGAATCTTTAAATAATTTCCATTTACCATCACCGGCATCTCTGAAAAGACCACCATATAAATCTGTACCAGCTGGGTCATAAGTACCAAAAATCCCAATATCTACTGCATCTGACCCTGTATTATTTTGAGCCAAAAATAACAGAGGATCATTTATTTCAATCGTTGTTGAACTTATTGTAGTTGTTGTTCCAGAAACTACAAGGTCACCACTAACTGTTAAAACGCCCGCAGAACTAAGAGACATTTGTTCAGAAGCAGCGCCAGAAGCACCAACCATGAAACTTAATTTTGTTGCATTGTTAGTAGCAGAAAAATCTCCTTCAGAAACAGCCCGAATTGCACCAGCAATCGTTCTGCTATCAGTTCCAGTTCCTTCATCTGGGGCTACAAACTCAATTGAACCGATAACATCATTTACTGCAATATCCGTATCACCAGTAGCAAGAGTAAGGGTTGGATATTTGTCATCACCTGTGGCAGCATGTTTTAAAGTAAGACCCTTATCGGCATCATGTGTAAGTGTGATTTCTGAATCATCCCCGAAAAGGACTTGTGCACCATCTGCTAAATATAAATCAGAAAATTGTGCAGTTCCAGAACCGATTGTTGCACCATCTTGTGCATCAGCAAGAATACTAGTCCCTACAGTTAATGTTGTTCCAACAACAACCGAGGAAGACATATCAACCGTACCATTTATATCAATTGCTGTTGCGGTAAGGTCAATTTCTGCACCAGCAAGAACATTTAAAGTTCCATCAGCTGAAGAATAAATAGACTCTGCAAAATCGGATTGGGTAAAAGCTAATTTTGCTTCTGAACCACCCAAGATAAGTCCATTACCATTATTATGGGTTAATGTTGTAGCATTATCAGCACCAAAATTAATAATTGCACCATCTGAACCAAAAGAAGCATCATCTCCAACTGTAAGATCTCCGCCAGTTTCAAAATCTCTAACTTTTAAATCTCCATCAGCGTCTGATGCTAGAATAGCTGCACCGCCGCCCGAAGAATCATTTGAAGTTGTAATATTATGAGCGTGTGAAGTAGCCCCGACAGTATCAGTTGTGCTGACTGTAAGGGTTGTTGGGGTGCCCATTGTGACGGTAACTGTACTTGAAGTCCCACCACCTGTCATACCATTTCCAGCTGTAACCGTTTCAACTACACCAGCACCAATATCAGATTTAATTTGAGCTTCAGTACGAGTTCCAACTTTTCCACTACCATCGGCTATAAGAATTAATCCGCCAGCAGTCGGCGTTAAATTGGTCGCCAACTGACTCATATATACGTTAGCCGTATTAGCCGTTAGACCATTTTTTGCTACAAATGTTTGATTAGCCATTGTTCATTTCCTCTAAACTACTGTTGTTAGGCGAGTGACCTTTACTGTTTGATTGTTGGAATTTGTTGTCACTAATAATCTGCAATTACCACTATTAATATCTGCATCAAGAGATGGGTTTGGTACTGTACCAGATCCAACTGTGACATCTCCAAATTGTGTTAATGAGGCATCCGTTCCATTATGTACCACTAAGGCCTCCGTTGTTGCGAATGTTGTATCATCAGTATCACTCACCGAAATAATATATTTTGCTGCTCTATATGTTGCAACAGCAAATGAATCAGCAGCTGTCGTTCCCGCCGATGCTAAAGTAATAGTAGTTGAAACTACCTGCATAATTGAATTAACAGTTACAGAAGAAATTCCACTTGCTGCGCCTGTCAGATTACTTGCAGTTGTATAATGTGACCCCTGTTGTCCATCAAGTAAATCTGAATCTATACCAGAACCAGCACCATCCACTGTTACCAATAAATTTTTGACCTGTGTAGCAGTAATTGATCCTGAACCAGAAACCGTTCCTGCAATCCATTTTGATGTAGTATCATCATAAATTAAAGATTGACCATCACTTGGACTATCTATATTTACACTACCAAAATCACCAAGGTCTGTATTATTTATTACGTTTGTAATCTTAGAACCGATGGACTGTTGTGTTGCTAAAGCGGTATTACTATTAGAAGCAAAATCATCCTCATCAAGAATTTCTTTAACTTGAACTGAATTTTCAAAAGTAACATATTGATTTCCAGTATTGTCTTCCATGATTATACGGTCACCCGAATTATCCTCATTCGTAATGGCCATGGATTCAAGTCTTAAACCAGCTGAATCAATGAAAAGTTTTTCACTCCCATCCGCATGAACTAATACCGAACCATTTGTTCCTGTGTCAGTAACTTGTACATTTGAATTATTTGCCGTAATAGCCCCAGCCTGAACGCCCGCAACTGAAGTATCTACATAAGATTTAATAGATTGTTGTGTTGCTAAAGAAGAAGCACTATCAGAAGTCAAAGTATCTTCATCAAGAATTGCATTAACTCTTGATCCAGACCCGCCCAATCTGAGTCCCGAATCGGTTATATCAGCTTCAAGATTCCCATCTGTATAGATGTTGATAGTTCCATCAGTACCAGTATCAATAACATGAACATTTGAATTATTCGTAGCAATACTACTTGAAGAAATTCCAGCGACTGATGAATCTACATAAGCCTTAACCGATTGTTGACTTGCTGGTTGTGTGGCAGAATCAGTAGCCATATTATCTTCATCTAATAAAGATAGATGAGATTTACCATCTACATAAGCTTTGACTGATTGTTGAGTTGGAACTTTAGTGGCTGAATCGGAAGATAGATTATCCTCATCTATAACAAATCCCATCCCAGAAGTACTAGAATCATTCACCATTACTGCACCAGCAGCATTCACATTTGTGGCATCTGTTACATCGGCGCTTGCTTCTATTCCATCTAATTTTGAATGATCTGCATCTGTGAAAACATTGGAATCACTCGCAGAACCAACTAATGTTCTAATTTCAGCTGCTGTTTGGTCTGCAGTAGCACTAGCTTCAATACCATCAAGTTTTGAATGGTCTGCGTCAGTAAACACATTAGAGTCACTTGCAGAACCAACTAGAGTTCTTATCTCTGCAGCAGTTTGGTCTGCAGTAGCACTAGCCTCAATACCATCAAGTTTTGTTCCATCGGTTGCAATGTCTCTTCCATCAACTGTTCCACCGACTGTAACATTATTTGTGACATCTAAAGATTGGGTATAAGTACCTCTCCAAGACTTCGCGACAGAACCAAGGTCATATGTATTGTCAACATCTGGAAGAATATGAGAAACAACATCTGCTCCAAAAGTTACTGTATCTGTATCCGCATCACCAAGGATGATATTTCCATTCGCTGTGATATTTCCTGTTGCTACAATATTTCCAGCAACACTCAAATTTGATGAAACAATAAGACCATTAGTTCCACCTGAATTTCCTGACAAATTTCCAGATAGCCCCAACCCCACTAAATTAACAGCACCATCTACAGCAAGATCACCACCAACAGTCAAATCTTCAGTGAGTTCTAATGTTTTAAAACCAGCAGAACCTTCTACTGTGAGAGTATCTTCGCCTGTAATTGTGAGAGAATGCATTCTGACTGATGCATCTGGGTCAATACCGATACTTAATGTGTGGTCTGCTTCACTGGTATATAAAGCTATACCATTATTTGGAGTTAATGATTTAAATCTTAGAGTATCTTGACCATCTATTGATACTTTGTCTTTGAAAAATGTTACGCCTTCAAGATCAAAAGGATCAGAAACTCCAGAGTCAGATTCTTGTAATAATAAATCTCCATCTTCAAGTCTTAATTCATCATATTCAGTAGAAACACCAATTTCGTCGCCACCACCTCCACCACCATCATATTCACCCCAACCTCTAGCTGCTTTACCTCCAGCACCAAAATTGAGATTAGATATTCTGTTATTGAGCTTTGTAAATTCATCATCAACATACTCCATATCAGCATCTTGACCAGACATTCCCATTGGCCCTATAGGCCCCTGTTGTCCCTTTGGGCCCTTTGGCCCTTCGGGGCCAGTCTCACCTTGTAATCCCTGTATACCCCGAATACCTTGAGGGCCTATTGGCCCCACCTCGCCGGGAAACCCTCTATCACCTTTCTCTCCCTGCAGACCTTTTGGGCCACGTTCTCCTTTAACTGGTAGAACTACAGCGCCCTCTTCTGTAACAGTGGTTTGAAGTTCCTCTTTAAGTTTTTTGACTTCCTTTTGAGTAAACTTTAAGCTGGCAGCAAGAACCTTAGCAGTATCTAAATGTATTTTCTCGAAATCAGTTTGGTTTGATTCCATCCGAATCCTCTTCTAAAACTGATTTGAAAATATCATTAATATTCATTTTCAATTCTTCATCCTTTTCCTTATCTACAATTTTTTCTTCTACTACTTTATCTAAAGTCTCATGAAGATTTTTCCCATCCTTTGGGACAAAAGATGCATACTCATCTTCTGGTTCATCATCAGCTCCACCAGTTTCTTGCTCAATCTCTTTATCCATCTGGTCAATTTCTTCTTGAGTTTGTTTCAGGATTCTCTTTCTTATAAAATCCTTAGAATAGAAAGTTCCAACCACCTCATCTGCATAATTCATACTCTGAAGTAGATTGAGTCTTTCTTGTAACATCTCAGCTTCTTTCAGTTCTGCGAAATGTGAATCTTTTTGCCATTCATAATGAATGTTTTGAGAAACATTTCTCCAATCGTTCAGAGTTAAAACACCTTTTAAAATCAATTGTTTTTCCATGCAAGATTGGAAAATATTATTGAATCTGTTTCTTAAACGCTCAATAAATCGTGTAAATTTAACTTCATCTCTGGAAATTTCTTGAGCTCTTCCTAAGGCGAATCCACTCTCTTGTTCTAACCTTGAGGATGGGACATTCAAAGACTTGAATAATTTCTTCTGGAAATATTCAATATCAGCAAGTTCTCCAAGATTCTCTCCGCCTGGGAGTGTGGTAATCTCCGTTCCTCTTCCTCCCTCTCTTCTTGGGAGCCAATAATCTTCCAACATAGATTGATGTTTGCGGTCATCTCTAATCTCTCCACTATCTGCGTCATAGACCATTTTATTTTTATATCTGGTCATAATGTCACGAAGATATTGTTCAGCTTTGATCTTTGGTAAGTTACCAACATCAATATAGAAAATCCTACGCTCGGGCGCGCGGGAGATACGATATATAACTACCGCATCTTCTATCATTCTAAGTTGATTGAGAGGTTTAATTGCTTTGTGGAGATAACTGAGAACTTGTCTTCTGTCATCACTTAGGAGTCCAGAATGACTATAGGCTATAGAATCTGTAGCTATTTTAATGTGGTCTGATGCACTTGAGTGTCCATATTTAGCATCTATACCGCCCTCATTAAATACAAAATATTCTTCCACCGTAGGCATCATCATTGAACCATAACCATCTTTTGGTGGGATGATTTGTCTTACCTTTTTGATTTTTAGTGCATCAATTGGTCTGAGTTCAAGAATTCCGCGTTTTGGATTCGATTGGTCGATGATAATATGATAATAAAGTCTACCATCGACATACCATTTTTTGAAAGTGTCATATCCAATTTCATTAAAATTCAGTAAATGAATAACTTCATGAAAATTTTCTACTATCTTTTCTTTTATATCAAGAGAAAGATTAACATTTTCAAGATTGATATTAACTGGATTTTGTTCTCTATCTGCAACAACAGCCTCATTAACTATATCATCTATAGCTAATTCAGCCTCTGGAAATAGAGCCATCTGACGATATCTGCGGATTAAGTCGGATTCATTCTTTGCAGCACCATCCATATCGAGATAAGTGCCATAAGCAGCACCTGCCGCACCTGAAATGTCGAGGGAACCGTCTTCTGAGGAAGGAAGAGTAAAGGAAACTTTTTCTTTAGCTTCCTGCTCTTTCTGTGTTCTTCCAATTGTAAAACCAAATAATTCAATTGCCATTCATATACTCCTAGAGGATGAGGGGCCGAGAAGCCCCCATGCCCCTAGTTAATTGGAAAGACTTATACTAGTATTTATTATGTAGTATATGTACCGTGTTTCCAGTAATCATACGCAAAATCAATAGTAAACTCTTCAATTGCGTCGTTAGATCCCCAATCTAGACCAATTTCACCTAATGCAACTGGATATATGTTAATAAACTGCCAGGCTGCACCAGAAATAGCATCACCAGCTCTGTTATAATGTTGTACTGTCATCTCACCAGACATATTACCAGATTGTCCAGCAGATGTAATTTCAGATTTATTAGATTCATGAGCATTGAGCTTATTCATCCATGCCTCAACAGCATTTCTAATCATAAAATCTTCATCATTCATTACAGTAACAGAAAGATTATCAAAAGTTCTGTTGCCTGGAATT